GCTGGTCAAGCGGCATCGTCTGCGCCGATTTTCGCTTGAGCCATCCGAACATACACAACCCCCACGCATTTGTGGCGGCACCCCGAAGGATGCCGCCTGACTTAGCTTTTGAATTTCAGATTGACCGCCTAAACGGGCCTCACCCGACCATGCCACGTCTCAACACGCAGCACCTCGCCCAGACCGCCTAGCCCAACCTGGACACGCAATGTCCCGCCGGACCGCGCCGTGCCACGCCTTGACCGCGTTGCCCCGGCTTGCCGCAACAGGCCGTGCCTTGCCTTGCTATGACCGCCTTACCTTGACCAGCGCGCCCTTATGCGGACTGCGCCACGCGCGCGGGCTGCTCACCCGCCGCGATTTCCTCCAATGCCGTCAGGTCAGCCCCGTCGAACGCGCCGCGATACCGGGCCAGCCAAGAGGCAAGCGCCGTGCGGCCCTGCCTGCGAAGCTCTGCCATCGCGTCTGCGTCCTCCGGGTCGAACCGCTCATACCCGCCGCCGTGCTTGCGGCTGTCAACCGGCGACACATAGGTTTGGTCTCGACCTTTGCGACGATCCGAAGGCCGCTTGCCATGCGCCGCGCCAGTGCGATGCGGTGCTGCCGTGCGGCTTCGGCGTCACTGGTGCCGAAAAACCATTCATGCGCTTCGTGATCCGGCTGACCTTCCAGCCAGTCGATGAAGGCAGCGGCGTTGAAGATATTGGCGCCGCTTTGCACCAAGTAATCGTCAATGATCGCTTGGCGGCGCTTCCAGAATGATGCCATTGGTCATCTCCTTTTCTGCGTTTGACCGCCTGAACCGACCTAACCGCACCATGCCATATCGCTCCGCGCCTTGACCGCCTTGCCTTACCGGACACCGCCAAGCCTGACCACGCCACACCTCGACCGCCGTAACTCGCCTTGTCTTGCGATGACGCGCCGTTCCAAACCAGAACCGCCATGCCGCAACTCGCCTTGCGATGCCGGGCCAACCCGTAACACTCCGTGACCGCCTTGCCAAACCTGACCGCACCAGGCCGCGCCATGCCTCACTGCGACATGCCTCAACCGCCTTGCCCCGCCATGCCGGACCGCGACTCACCCTACCAAAACGTGCCTCGACCGCCTGGCCGTGCCTTACCCCGGCTTAACTTGGCCGTGCCTTACCCCGGCTTAACTTGCTCTGCCGGACCATAACCGCCTTTCCGTGACCGCGTGGGGCGACCGTAGCCGCCCCCGCCAATGTCATGCCGCGCGCCGGGCGCGTTCCTCGTCCAGCATCGCCATCAGTTCGGCGGTGTCGTCGTCTGCATACTCGGGCGCATCAAGCGCCGCCTGCTGAACGTCGCGGGCCTCTGCCGTCACTTCGTCCCAGTAGCCTTGGAAGTCACCCAGATCGTCACCGGCCACCGAAAACGTGCCGTAGCTGCCGCGCCCTTTCTCCTGCCGGAAGTCTCCGATGCCCACGATTGCGCCCGCGTTCTGCAAGAGCGACACAATCGCGTGCGCCGAAAGCGTCGGCGTGACGTAGGCAATATCAACCTCCGCCACCCAGCGCGGCAGGAAAGCCCGCGTCCGCACATCCGGCGTCTTGTTCATGTCGGCGCTGCGAACCACGTCCATCTTGAGATACGGCTTGCCCCAAACTTGGATCTTCTGCTCGGGCAGGAAAATCAGCCGCTGCACGCTGGTCTTGGTGACGCCCGGCGTTTCCAGCGCCGCCGTCGCCATTGCGCCCTTGACGCCCGGCGCCGGGAAGCACAGCAGCGTGTCGCCGTCGCGCTTGCGGTATGCGCTATCCCGGAACTCCTGTTCGGGATCGTGCTTGAGTTCCTTCTTTTCCGCCGCCGTCTTGCGCCCGCCGCCGATCAGCAGCGACCGCTTGGCCTTGGCGCTCATGGCGTTGAAGTAGAGCGGCGTCGATCCGATCATCCGCAGAGTGACGCGACCCTGCTTGAGCGCGTCAATGTGAAGGGTTCCGGCTTCTGCTTTTTTGACAGCCATCGTTAGTCTCCGTGACGGAGACGCTGGCAAACGCCTGGACGTATGCTAAACACGATCCAGACCGATGCCCGCGACCTCGGGTTTCGGTTTAGGGTCGATGCGAAGGCTCCTACCCCTTCAAATCGGCCCGCCTATATTTCTACAGGCACCCCGAATCAACCACACCCGCGCGCGCCATCGCGAGCGCCACCGCGCCGTCAATCCGCCGGTGCCGCGCGCCCTTCGGCTTCACCAGCTTGCGGTTTTCCGCCGGGTCCGCCTGCGTCGTCGCGTTCGCCATGCACCATTCCAGAACCGGCGAACCATCGTGGATTAGGTCACCGCGCAAAATCATACCTTCCAGCGCCCGGACCGCCGGGCTCATGTCGCGGAAACCCTGCCCATGCGGCACGAACAACGCATCCTTGCCGCCCTCTGCCGGAAAATCCTGCTCGGAAAACCCAGCTTCAACAGCCCAAGGCTTTAGAAAGTTGATGTTGTAACGGTCATACGCAATGCGCCGAACGTCATTGTCTTGGCAAAAGCCCCACAACCAATCCGCAAGGTGCCGGTATTCCACCGTCGGTCCCGGCGTCGTCATCAGCCATCCGTCCGACTTGTGCCGGAGATACTCAAACCGATCATCTTGTGCCTTCTGCCGAAGCCCATCCTCTGGGAGCCAGAAGAATGCCTTGCAGTGCCACCGCCCGCCGCCCGCATCGCCAAGCGCGACCGCCGCCGTCAAATCCTGTGACTTCGACAAGTCCATGCCAAGATAGACCGGGCCGTCAAAATACTCGGGCACATCCCCAAAGCACGCCGTCCAGCTTGACCGCGACACAAAAGGCGATTGCGTCTCAACTCTCTGATTTAAGATCAGGTTGCGAAACTCATTCTCCCGCGACGGCATCCGCATCGCGTCCTGCGCCATCGCAAGTGTCTCGGCCGCGTTCTGAAAGTCACCAAACGCCGGGTTGGCCGCCCGGATCGCAGCCTCGTCGTCCAGCGCGCAATTGTTCGGCGCCTCGTACAGCGCCAGCGTCACGCGCGGGTCTGTTCCCTCCTTCGCGTCGTCTATCAGCAGCGAAAGCAGGTCGTCGGGGTTCGGCGCCTGCGTGCTGATGACGATCGAAAGCGGGCGATCCTGCGCGCCCATCGCCGTCTCAATCGCCTCGTATAGCTCCGACGTCGGCCCCCGCACCTGACCAAGTTCATCATGCACCACGAACACCGGCGACAAGCCATAAGCCGTGGATGCCTCCGCGCTCAGCGCCTTGTATTTCGTCCCAAGGTCGGGGACGTAAAGCTCCTTCGCCGTGTCCCGGATGCCGACGACACCGCCGCTATTTAGATGCAGGTCCGGGTTCATGCGAACCATCTTCGCCGCAAGGCCAAACAGGATCGCCGCTTGGTCTCTGCTTTGCGCTGCGCTGTATAGCTGCCCGTTTGCCACCGCCTCCGGGCCGCACAAGTGCAGCAGCAGCAACATCGCGGCGAGAGCCGTCTTGCCGTTTTTTCGACCAAACGAAAGGATGCCGCGCCGCGTCCCCGCCGGGTTGTCGTAAATGCGCGCGATCTCTTGCCGCTGCCACTTGCGCAGTTTCACCGGCTGCCCGACAAGGCGCCCCTCCGGCACCCTGCAATATTGTTCAATCCAGCGGATGTTCCGCGTGGAGCGTTTCAGCTTTCCCAAGGCTTCTTCGCCGTCTTGCCCGGCTTGTCTGTCCGCTTGTCGATCAGCGCCTGTTGCGAGATCCGCATCCGTGTCGCCAGCGAAGAAAGCGCGCGCCCCTCGCGCTCCTGCATCTTGTAAAGCTGGTCAAGCTGCTGAATGTCGAGATCGTCCGCGCCCTCCGCCGACTGGATAAGCTGCGCCACCCGACGCGCTGTAACCACGTGCCGACAATACTGCGACAGGAGCCCATGCGTCTCTCGCGGAAACCAATCGGCGGGCATCCGCTCGACAACCGCCCACCACTCGTCCGCCTGCTCAGCGGTCAAATCCGAAGGCGGCTGCGGTCGGGCCAGCGACGTGGCGTTGCCGGGCGTAACCACCTGCAGGCTGTCTGCCGATTTTCTGCCGCGCTGCGCCAAATGTTAAACTCCTAAACTTTTCCCGGACGGATTAGAAA